AAGCCATCGTCGAACGCAATTGCCGTGACGGTGGACTCGGAGTGTTTAGTTTGCAGTGCCTGATGCATATTGACACACATCAGTATATAAATGCGGAATGCGTCTTATTTTGTAACAACCATGAAGTACGCGTTCATTTTACTTTCATGCTTGACTATCGTGAGTGGACATGGAAGCGTCAGAGATCCCCCGGCGCGAAACGTCCTCGCGAATTCGAATTATTGTCCCGATTGTTTGAACGCCGGTGGTGTCTCGGTCATGTACAACGGCCTTCGGTCGAAAGCCAGATATGGCGTATGTGGCGATCCGTGGAACGCAAAAAAGGATCACGAGGCAGGTGGTAAATTTGCCAGAGGGAAAATCGCGAGAACGTACAAGTCTGGAAGCACTATTTCCATAAAATTGTCTTTTTCGGCCAATCATATGGGGAGAATGTCCTTTAGCATCTGTGATCTTCCAGACAGACATATGTCAAAGTCTCTCGAACGTTCACTCACAACGCAAAGGTGTTTTAACAAGAACGTACTTCGTCGGGCGGACGGAAAAGGAGTACATTCGTTTCTGAATGGCAATGAAGAAAAACTCACCGTGAAGTATAAACTCCCCAGGGGTCTGAAATGCAAGCATTGTGTTATCCAATGGCGATGGACAACAGGTAACTCGTGTTGCCCCGCTAACACTTCCAAGCAATATTGTGAATTCGGAGTTTCCAAATGTTTCCAGTATACAGTGCCAGAGGAATGGTTCAATTGTGCCGATATCAAAATTGTGTGATATTAAAAATATGTTATGTAAAGTAAATATGCGTCATCTGCCTCATTGGACAATAGTAGGTTTTGCGATTGCAGGTCTCGCTCTCGGGCTCGCGACGGGAGTCATAAATAAACATGTAAACATTGTGATTCACAAAAGGTTTCCAAAGGATGGTGTGTTCGTGACGGGGGCGTCACTCGTCGTGCAATTCAGTATCATAATCGGCGTTTTGTTATTGGCAGCTACCTATATGCCGTACATAACTCCTGACGATCTCGGTGCGGGAATTTCTTCGTTTGCATTCACTAACTTGTACTTTTCGGCGCAATTGCACTTTGTGAACGAGATATCCAAATTCATCGAGAATAGATTCGATCACTTGGAGAGGTACAATACTCAACGTTGATTGTTTGGATGGTCAGACACCAACCGAACGTGCCAAACGCGCTGACTGTGAACACGACATCAACGATATCATTTACATTTAAATATCTCGGAAAAGGATCCCATCGCGCGTTGGATATCTTGCACACGACATCCGACCACGAATTGTTTTCCGCCGCATACTTTAATGGGGAAAATTCAGACTTGGCTTTCTGTTGAATATAATTATGGATCAATAAAAGATCGTGTTTATTTCCCCTTGCTTGTGAGAGATCCAAACGTATATACTTATCGCACACTTCTCTCGCTACGATGCACCCCTTAAATGATATCTCAATAGGTTTATCATCGTATTTCAATTGATGAAATTTCCCACGCTTCCTGGATTTCATCAATGATACATCCATACAACTCTGTATAATTAACTTAATTAAATTATTGGGAATCATGACAAATGATGACTCCGGCAGAGGACGGTTTTAGGATGCCGGGAGAATTTGAGAAACATGCATGCACGTGGATGGTATTTCCTCACAGATCTGACAATTGGAGAAATGACGCCGTGTTTGCTCAGAAACGTGTATGCGAATTGGCGAACTTGATCAGCTCGTTCGAAAAAGTGCGGATGATAATTCCGAGAGAGCACGTCGGAAAGGCTCTTAAATTGCTCGAAGATTCTGTTGACATCGTCATCGCGGAGACGGACGATGCGTGGATACGAGACACCGGTGCTACTTTCGTTTCCGATGGTCAAGAAGTCAGAGGCATATCGTGGGATTTTAACGCGTGGGGAGGCCACGAGGGCGGGCTGTATTCTTCATGGGACAAGGATTCCGAGATAGCCAAGTATATGTGTAGGATCCAACGGATGAAAGTATACGAAACTCCTGGTTTTGTTCTCGAAGGTGGTTCTATTCACGTCGACGGGGAAGGAACGTGCATCACGACTCGCGAATGTCTTCTTGATGTAGGAAGAAATCCGCATATGAATCAAGACGACATCGATTTGATGTTGAAAACGTTCCTGAATGTTGACGAGGTAATTTGGTTGGATCATGGAATCGTTGATGATGAAACGAATGGTCACGTGGATAACATGGCGTGTTTTTCCAAAGGAGGGGAGGTCATACTAGCGTGGACTGACGACACGAGCCACCCACAATACGAACGTTCCAGAATGGCGTACGATGTATTGTCGAACATGACGGATGCGAAAGGGCGTAATTTTATTATTCACAAGATTCACATTCCCGACGACATGTTCATAACGAAGGAGGAAGCTGAAGGGGTTTGGCAGAGTGGCCACGCGGTGCCGAGAAAGGAAGGAGATAGACTAGCTGCGTCGTACATCAACTTCATAATGCCGAATGGTGCAATTATATTTCCTACGTTTGGGGATGTTATATATGACAAACTTGCAGAAGACAAATTCAAGCAAATATTCCCGGATAGAAAAGTTATTGGATTTTATTCTCGCGAACTACTTCTCGGAGGAGGCAACATACATTGTCTGACACAACAAGGGCCTGCTTTAGATTAAAATATATTGTAAATAAAATGGGAAATATTGGATCGAAAGGAGGCACAGGACGTTCTGTAAGAATTGCGGACATATCAAGTTCTAAGTGCAGTCGCATTCCTCAGTATGCGGATCGTCGCGTGTGGGTGTTGAAAGAACTATACAAAGTGAAAGACCTCAACGAATTCCCACCTCAGATATATAGTTTGCAAGACGCCGAAGCGGATATCAGAGCATGTGTTGCCGGTCAACGCTTGCCTGGTTCCTGGAAAGTTGTATCGACAAAAAAACTCGAGTCGGTAAAAGGAACCGATCTGCGGAGATACGCTCTTCAAAAATATCACGGATACAGCGATGTTGATGCTCGTACGTTGAGTTTGCTTCCGTATAGCAAACAGAACGCGGCTCGCGATGTCGCGTATTACAAAAAATACAGAATGCCGTATTTCACGATAGATAAATCTCTATTGACTGTTCGTTCACGCGATGGAAAGATATCGCGGATTCCGGGACAGAAAGGAACTACCTTGAATTACAAATACGACCGGTCACAAATAGATCAAAAGGGAAAGATAACCTCTGGCAAGAAGAAATACGACGTGAGAAAATACCCGTTGCAGTCGATGAAGGATGGGTCCGTGGGGCGAGTCATTCCATGTTCCGTAGATCCTTCCATGTGCACCCCTGGGCAGACGACGTTCATATCAAGAGACGTATCAAACGTCCTGAAACGCGCGGCGGTCGTCAACGCCAAGCAGCGCAAACAGTCTCTCAGAGCGCTCCAGACGACTCACTCCAAGAAAATTGCCGCTCTTGACAAAAAGATAGCGGCCGCACCTCCCGAAGTAAAAGGAAGACTGCAGAAACAGCGTCAAGATATGCAATTAAAGTTCCGCCTGGATACCGCCAAGGCAGAACAGCAGGAGAGAATACAGATCGGGTCGTCGAAATCCAACGATTGGAAGAAGAAACGCGCGGAACTCGGACGCCAGAAACAACAACAAAAGGAGCTGGAAAAAGCTAAGAAGAAACGCGAGGAAGCGGAACGTCGCGCGGCTGCCGAAAGAAAAGCGAGGGAAGACTCGTTGATCAGAGAGCAACGCAAAAAGAAAGACGTCGCAATCCGTTCTCAACAGAAACAAAAGAAGGCGAGTTCTCGTCAGGCGTCCGTACAGGGACCACGCACGGCGAGTCCTGCGAAGCAAATGACCGCGAGATCGCAAGTCAGGTCCTCTCCATCCGCGCGCACGGCGAGTCCTGCGAAACAGATGACTGCGAGATCTCAGCCCCAACTTCGGAAATTGTCTCCTCGTTACACTTCGTCTCCCGGGAGAATGCCGTACAGCCGTATTAGATCACAGAAACGTGCGAGCGCTTTTGGCCCATTCGGATAATCATGCTACAGACCATGTCCTATCGTATCTCTTCAATATTTTATCAGAGTTGAGTGTTTCGCTAATAACACCACCATTTGCGGTCGGATATCCGTTCTCTTGTAAATACTTCACGGCTGCATCCTGACTCTCGTGAAGTTTTTCGAACACATCATCAACGTACGAACAACACTTCATTCGCGCCGACTTGGTACCACTGTAGCAACCATTGTCATGAGCATCCTTTGCATTCTCTGATCTCGTCCCAATCCTCAACGAGTGAGGACGAAAATCTAATTGATCATCAAATTTGTGAAGAATCATCTCTTCAGACTTCTTTGCGGCATAAAGTTCCGGATAATAAGTTTCGAAAGCCACATCATGAAGATAACGTTGTATTCCATTGATGTTGATTCTAGGATACTTATTATCAAATCCGAAACGAGTAGAATCAATAACGTTTCGTGCAAACTTAGACACTCGTGCGATTCTATTCTGATCGGATATCTCCCAATGACCTTGCCTATTTTTCGAATTCACGACTTTGTGCCACGTTTCCCCTGGCAAATCGTCGAATACTTTGTAAGAGAATCCGTGTCGTTTCTGTTGAGCATAATGCGATATCATATTTTTCGTATATTCACGACCTAAGTGATTCTTCTGGTCTACCAGATACTCTACCCACTCTTTGTTCGTCATTTCGAGATCGTTATGGACGATGATGTATGCAGACAACTGTTCTTCCGGTGTTTTTCTATTTTTGTTCTGACCTGATGGATCTATCCACGTCAATTCACATACGATGTTGTTGTCCTTGTTCGTGCAATCAATATGTTCCGTCGAGTGCTTTATCGTCGGTGGCCGTCCGTGAAACGTAGATACGACGGCTCTTGCAACGAAAATTTGACATGATTTTTTCGAAGAAACTCTAACTGTTTCGTATTCGCCGCATTTGTGATAACTCAAACGCACTCCCGTTTTCTTGTTGTAAATTCCTCCGAACATATCAATTTCATATTTGTCAAATATAACGTGTCTACCATCGTTGTAATAATACTCCAATGGATAATGAGCGGTCCAGTCGAGATGATACAAGTGATCGAACAATCCCATTTGTATGCAATTATTCTGACGATGTATATTTAAATTGTTATTTGTTGATACAAAATCTCAAAATAAAGTATTTTATATAAGTAAATGCAGATGAACAATCTCGTCGTGAACACGAGTTTTCCGACTTCAGATCCTTACAAGATTTCTGGAGATTTCGGAAATGCTACTATCGAACCTACGGTCGCGGCTGCTTTGCGTGTTCTTCACGAGCTCCCCGAGCCGTTCAACACAGAATTCTTCAGTAGAAAGAACGTTGATTTCATCCAGAAAAAGATCATCAGCGAGACGAAGCGTTACACAGGATTTGATATTGGGCCTCAGAACGAGGACGAACTGATCATGATCATGATCGGCGTGTACGTTCAGGACAGCACATTCAACTGGAATATTAAAGAGTCGTTGAAAAAGATAAATACGCTCACGATAACCGAGTGCTTGAAGCAAGTTCTCCCCGGAGTTCGTGCATACGCCCTGTACGTACGTGATGCGAGTAAACCTTTCAGCGGTGGTGGCCCGGAGGCCTTCGCCAGGCCCGTGTTGGCGACAACTAAGGGAAGTCGCACTTTACCGGGTTTCTTACCTCTCGTTCGCCAATGATTTTAATTTATTGTATAAAAATATTCGCGTATTAATCATTATGATCCAAAGTCTTTGTACAAGTCCGATGATGTCCGTGGTGAAAAAGCGTCCTCACCCGAACGGAAATGACGAACATCGTGATTTTATCGTTCGAGAATTGGAAAGGCGGATTCGCCGTCGTCGTCTGATGGATCGCGAGAGAATGCTAGAGCAATTGAAGATAGAAGTTTTCAGGATGAAATTGCTCGATTCTAAATCTTGACACCCAGGATGACGAAACAGAACACCAGAATTACATGTAATGTCACACAAAACTTGGCCGTCTTCGTGGACGGAAGGAAATCACCGAATCCTGTTGTCGTATGCGTGACCGCACTCATGTAAATAACGTCCATCCACGTTGGATCGCTTTTGAATCCGTCTACTCTCGTGAAATTGTTCACGAACCCTCCTGGGATATATTTGTATACGATCGTCATTATCGTGAACAGAATCACGTGAACTGTGATGGGATTTGTCATTTATTGTATATAATATTTTTATATGCAATATATGTATGTATAAATGCCGATAAGAAGAATTAAACCTATACATACTATTTCCATACTTCTGCCAATGTGTCTTGAAAAATATGAATCATATAGTCCGCATAATCTTTCATATTTTTCAACTCATCACGTGCTTTTTCTATTTTCTTTTCGTGCGCTTGTACCTGCTTTTTGGCTCGTAACCATCCATCTGCATTTCCCCGAGAGAGAATTAGAGTATTTTCGTCATAAGGCAAGGGCGACGAAAGTGCATGTTCCAAAATGCTTCGTGTTTTTCTTGGCAAATCGAATATCGGGCGAGGAAGTTCACGGATATTATGAAAATAATAATGGACCCACATGAACTCGTCGGTTCCAATCACGAGAGTGATATCAATTTCTTTGTTGCATTCATTAATTTTAATTTTTATATCCGAACCTTTATCCAGATGTATATATCCCAAACTTATTTTTTCTAGATCTGGCATCATGACTCGATCACCGAGTTTCGCATGCTTAGAATCGCACGGTTCCCAACGATCTTCTGCGTGTGCAAGACCGACATACACCCAAAAAAGTCTTATTTTTTCATCAAGAGGCAGACTACGTTCGATATCATGTTCGAAGCTGGAATTGTCAAACATACGTCGAAATCTAAAATATGCCTTCGCTATCCGTGACAACGCGTTGCAAACATTCGGCCGTAACTCCTCGTAGCGTCTCTTGGCATCGTCTATTAAAAAATCTTTATCTTGGCCGGCGGCACACGCTACTCTCATCAAAGAATGCGGATCCATACGTTTCCCTATCTCCCGAAGGCAGTCAGGACTCAAAGAAATCATTTTTAATTTATTTTTACAACTTTAGTTAAACTAATTGCATTTATTCATTGTTGAGCCACAGCCAGAGAGAAGTGACGACCGCGTGCACGATGGCACTGCCGAAGCCGATAGAAACCGAAATTGCCCACATGTCGGCCGTGATCTTATCAAATTTGAAGATGCTTCCCAAGAAGAACATGATCAGGAGTTGCACCACAATCATCAAAACAACGCACACCGAAAGAACCCGCTTCTTGAGCATCTTGATGAGAGGGACGATGGAATCTGGCGACACCACGTTGGTCAGGTTGGTGATCTGGCAAAAAATGAACGTGTTGAACATGAAGCCGGAGAGCTGCTTCTCTGAAATGTCCATCAGCGTGGGAGCGACGAAGAAAATGACGAGTTGCGCCAAGATCTGATACAGACTCTGTGGAATGATGCTCCGAAGCATGTTCATGGTGATGACAAACTGATCTCGATGGCCGGGCTTCTTCTTCATCAGGTCGGAGGATGGCGGAGTCGTTGCGAGACCGATGGCAGCGAACGAATCCATCACGAGATTGACGTACACGAGTTGAGCGACGTTGAGCGGCGTGGTTCCCTTGGAAAAGGCTGCGATGGATACTACCGTGAGCGCCACGAGATTGATCGCCACTTGAAAAGTGATAAAAGCTCGGATGTTCGCCATGATAGCACGCCCCCATCGAACTCCGTTCACGATCGAGTTGAAATCGTCGTTGAGGATGACGATGTCAGAGGCCTCCTTGGCGAGATCCGTGCCTGACCCCATGGAGCAACCGACGTCGGCTTCCTTCAGAGCCGGGGCGTCATTTGCACCGTCACCAGAAGACGCCACCACGTGTCCAAGATCTTTCATAAGTTTCACGAGTTCGTACTTGTCTTCGGGCGTGGAGCGAGCCAGTACGCGAAGCTTGGGTGCGATAGATATGCGTTCCTCCTTGGTCATCTTCCTGAACTCCTTTCCTTCCACGACGATGTCTCCATACTTCATCATGCCGATATCGTGAGCGATGTGTTTCGCGGTTTGAATATTATCTCCTGTCACCATCACCACGCCGATACCCGCGTCTTCGCACATCTTCACCGCGACCGGAACGCTCATCCGGACGGGATCCTTGATGCCGAGAATACACAAGAGAACGTCGTCTCTCGCGAGAGCGATGGTCCTCAGCCCGGAAGACGCCATCTCGTGGATATAAGCCGAGTACTTGGTCTTCAGTTCGTCATCAATCACGATGTCTCCTTCGATGGTCGCCACCGAGGTACATGTGTCCAGGATGATCTCCGATGCTCCTTTCGTATATTTCTTGCCCTGGACTACCACGGACGACATCTTCGTCTTGGATGAAAAGGGAACGATCTCCGAAGCCTCGTATTCGTCGCGAATCTTGTCGTAGGACGAATAGAAGTCTACGAAGCGGAGCATTGCAACCTCCGTCTGGCTTCCGATACCCACGCCGTCGGAGATGAAAGCAGTGGCGTTGACGGAGCAGTTCACGAAGATATCGTCGAAGATTGGCTGCATGTCGCCGATTGGAGGGATGAAGTCGTAGAGCGCGTTGTTGAAGACTCCCTTCATCACCGTCATCTTGTTCTCCGTGAGCGTGCCGGTCTTGTCGCTCAGAAGCATAGAGGTGCTTCCGAGAGTTTCGCACGCGGCGAGGTGGCGTACGAATAGATTGTCCTTCATCATCTTCTTGATAGAATAAGACAGCGTGATCATGACCGCGGCGGGAAGGCCCTCGGGAAGACCGATGACCAGGATCGTGATCGAGAAAACGATGAATTTGAGAGGGCCTTCAGTGAAGGATGACCGAGGATCTTCGGTGGACCAGCGAATAGTCAACGCGGTGAATACGGCGAGACTCACTCCGGTGGCGATGATTCCGCACCATTTCACGAATCGGTTGATGCGCTTCTGTAGCGGAGTCTTGCCGGTCTCCGTCTGGACCAATGCCAGAGTTCTTCCGAACTCGCTTTCTGTTCCTACAGCCACCACGTACATCTTACCCTGTCCTTCCGTGACGACACTTCCCGATCGGAACCAAGGGTCTGTTTCGAAGTTCTTGAACACGGTAATGCTCTCGCCCGTCAGTGCCGATTCGTCCACGCCGAGACCATTCGTCACGACCAGATATCCGTCCGCCGGGATGTTGTCACCTGATTCGAGGACGACAAGATCGCCGACGACCAACTCCTTGTTAGAAATTTGTTGTTCGTCGCCGTCTCGGATGACCTTCACGAGATATTCATCGTTCTCGGAATTGAGCTTGTGGAACGCTCTCTCTTGCTTGAAGTCGTTGTACGCGCCGATGAAGACGATGATAATGATGGTGACCCAGACGGCTACTCCCTCGATCCACTCCTTGTTGTTTCTCTGTTCTTCGAACACGATGCCGAACACTGTCGCGATCGTCGCGGAGAACGCGAGAAGGATGATGAGGGGGTCCACCATCGTGTTGATCAGGATTTTGAAGAACGACTTGGTCGGTGTCTTTGGGACGACGTTGGCGCCATAGTGTTCCTTTCTGCCGGCGATCGTATCCGTCGTGATACCATAGGGTCCCGTATTCAGATACTCTTCCACGTCGAAGTTTTTGGCGAGCACGGTGTCTCTATCTGCTATGATTGACTTGAACATTTAATTCTTTTGGTGAAAATAAGACGCTCGTCGAATTTTTATGGTGTGTTTGTCAATATGACATTACCTGGAGCAAACGACACTCATTCTAATCACTCATGTGTAGATGTTCTAAATCACATGTCATGCGTTGAATGCCACGAGTGGTGATGATATTTTGAAACGGTCTCCTGACGCCATATTCGAAATTGTCGTAGTTTACTTCGACGTTCTTGACGAATCCGTGTTTCTTGAACAGATGCTGACTGGCGACATTCGTGCAATCTCCAGTCACGTGTTCGTATCTATCCTTTCGCGCCTCTCTAAGAGTCTTGAGAAGAAGCTCGGTCGCGAGACCTTCGTTGGGAACGTCCGTCGATATCGCGAATACGTATATCGTGTTCTTGGGCGGTATGAATTTGTCCAACTCGCCGAAAAGAGCGAACATGGGTGCTGTTTCTCGGGTGTGACCATACTTCATGCGAGAAAACGTGTGATACGGAAGAGACAGACTCTGCGCTACGATGTCGTCGTCGGAATCCACGACTGCGTACGAGTATCCGCTGTGCACGGACGCAGTCATCACATCGGCGAACGTCGTCACAAAATCGCACGTCGTCAATTTGAGAGACACGGACGTTGGTTCCTTTTGTACGAACGTCCTAGCGGTGAATGCCATCGCGCGTGGAATATCTTTCGCGACGAGTTTTACGAGTTGATACGCCCCCATGGTTGTTGTTATGATATCACAGAGATCATTAAAATCATGTTTTATCGATACGAGAAATTTAATAAAATTAATATTTATCACAGATAGATGGCCGAACCTTTGCTCGGAAACGATAGTCGCATGAAACTCATGGAAGAAGGTAAATTCGAGTACGAAGTTCTTCGTCTTGTGCAAACGGGAGCGGCTCCATATGACGAATTTCAAGAACTCATAGACGACAAAAGGAATCACACGAGTAGAATGTACAATTTTGCGGCACAAGCGTTGCTCTCTGCCGGCGTGACGATTTTCTGCATGACGATGATAGGATTAGAAGGCAAGGAAGGAATTTACTTGCCGGTCGTTACTGGAATCCTTGGATACTGGCTTCCGAATCCTTCGTTTTCAAAAGCGACTCCGAAGAAAATAACGTCGTCAACTACCACCGAAAGCTGAGTCAAGAGTTTAATAGACCGCTAGAGCGATATACTAAATGCTTTGGATCGTGTGTGGTTCTATAGTAGCTGTATGCGTCGTCGCCAGGTTTGCGACGCGAAACACTAAAATTATGGTCCGAAGAGGTTCTTGGACAGTCCTAACGAATTCATAGGAGTGTGTACATGCCCTCTTCTCCGCTCTCGTCAATGTCCAACATGTCAATATCGTTTTCGTTTTTCGCGGTCTCGTAGTCGCCATCGACCATCAGAGGGTTGCCAGGCGCGTAAGGGTAGTAAATAGGGGGTTCGTTAGAGTATTGTCCGTCGTTGCTGCTGTACGTACCGTAGTACGAGTCGACGAGTTGCTTATCACTTTCCGCTTGATAATTTATGGGAGCTGCCATCTCGTTGTCTTCCTCGCGGTCTACCAGGTTGATATTCGCACTCAGACTATCCGGATTCCTGCCCACTTCTGCGAGCGTATCTGCTACGTCAATCGTATCGTCATAGTAGAAATCAGGCATCTGATACATCTCTTGTTCGGTGTCTTCCAACACGCCTGCGTCACCGGCGTCGCACGTCTGGCACCCTTCGTATTCTTCGTCGTAGATCTTGGCGGAAACAGTTCCCGGATACACACCTGCTTCGCCCGAAGAACACGTGCTGCATCCCATGTATTCATAATCGTAGTATTTCTCCATCTTGGAAAACAATATCATCGCTAACACGACAATCGCGGTCAGTGCAACAAATATCCAATTCTTCTTTGCGATGGCTATCAGTTTGTCGAGCATTTAATGTAATCAAATATTATTTTTATTTGTTATTGTAAATGAGAGTGACCATACCACAGATTCGTTTGATTCCGACGGATACTTCGTTCGTTCGCGGAAGCAGAGACGTAGGGTTTGAATTGAAAACGGTGTCTCCTTCGGAATTCGGAACTCAGCCTGTCGACGAAAACTGGCTCAAGAAACAATCTGATTTTTTTATGAAGCTCGACGACGACTCTCTGTATTCCGCCATAGTGTATACGAATAGATCTCATCAGTGGATCACACCTTTTTTGAGGTCTGGAAAACTGCCTGGAGCCAAGGAACTCAAACTGATCGTTCAGGATTCGCAACTTGCACCGTTGTATCCACAGATTCGCACACTCGTTGATAGAGGCGTGAAGGTATATGGAAAGAAGTCGCTGAACAAAAACATGTTCTCGGACTCCGAACACAGGAAATATGTGCGTGACATATTCGACAATAAGAATTCTCCTCTGGGTACGAGGTATGTCGCATTTCAGATGTTGTTGAGGGGAAACGATTTCAGCGACAGAACTCTGAAAATGGCTCTCACGATGTATGCCAAAGACATTAAAAAAATATTCGCGACCGCTCCGCCCGCGTCCAGAAACATGACGGTGTTTCGCGGCGTGCTCTCGAACCTGATAGGCGATAAGAAGATCGTTCAGACGAAAGAACCGTCGAGCACTTCTTTTTCGATGGAGTACGCCGGAGAGTATAGCGAAAGCAACAAAGGCGGTGGGAGAATCATTCGCATAGATATTCCCAAGGGGTCCAAATGTCTTGCATTGTGTGTGCTGAACAGTTTCAGCGACGCGGGCGAGTTCGAAATTTTGTTACCTCCAGGGAAGTTCACGGTCATCGAAACGGGAGTCGTCAGGCAGTTCGGTAAAATCAAGGCAACGACCAATACGATGCGGGTCAACAAGTAATTTTTATAGTCGTTTGACCCTGATGTGACAAATAATGATATTATTTCTATAAAATCACATAAAAAACTTAATAAACTCGAATTTATATTGATTCAAAGATGATAAAGACACTTGAGTATTACTATAAAGATGGTTCCTGTATAACTTTTAAAAATTATACAATTGACATTTTGGGAGTCATCAAAAATACACAAACGGGCAAAATTATGAACACGCATAAAAGTGGAAAATATAAGCGTATTAACGTGAAGGATGAACAAGGAAAAGAGCATAAAATTCTAGTCGGGCGTGCACTTGCGTCTACATTTCATGGGAAACCTCCAACATCATCTTATACCGCGGATCATATCGATCGTGATGCGACCAACGATACTAAAGAAAATATTCGGTGGGCAACGACTTCCGAGCAAAATAATAATAGAACTACTCCAGAAACTACCAAGTTTGCATTTATCGTGATTAAAGATGGAATTGAAAAAACTATCAAAGAATGGGTAGAGTATTTGAAAGACCAGAAGAATTCATTTGATCGCGAGTATACCGTGCCTGTGATCACTCGTTACGCTCAAAAGAAGCAGTTCGGATTTGCTTATAAAGAATATCCGGATCTTCCGGGAGAAGTTTGGAAAGAAATTATCGGTTCTAAGACCTTGGTGGGACATTGGGAAATCTCTGATATGTGCCGTGTCAAATATATAACGACTCACGCGGAAAATGTATTGTCGGGAGAACGTCTTGGAATACATAAAGGATATCCAAGAATCCGTCTGGGACAATGCCATATTTTGGCATTCAAGACATTTTATCCTGATAAATATATTGATAAAAAATCGTATGAAGTTATTATGCATAAAAACGATGATAAAATGAATTTCAAACCTTCTAATCTACAACTCGGAACTCTAACAGAGAATGGAATAAGCGCTCACGATAATGGTTCGTACGATGGAACAAAGACCAGGCGGAAAAAATGTGCATCGTATATCAATAATGTCGTAGAAAAAGAATACGACAGTCAAAATGATGCCGTGAAGTATTTGAAATTGAAGGGATACAAAAAAGTAAATAGTGGTAACATTAGCTTTGCACTTAATGGAAAATATCAGTCCGCATATGATCGTGTATGGAAATATGTGTAATGAATGTAATCACATAAATACAATCTTCTTAGTTATCCAGAAGAGGAAAGATCCCCAAAGAACATCCATGACTGCTATCTTCCAGTTCCATTTCGTGAACAACGCATACGAGGTCCCTTCGTACACCGCAAACGCCAACATACCGAGCAACAATGCCTTGGCATCCGACGTGTTTTTGTCCACGAAGAAATAGAACAACGCTATCATCGCCAAGTATGCGGCGATCGCCCCAGACGTCCTGATCGTCATCGGGCTGTTTTGAATGGTCTCTATCATCGGAGTAAATACGTGACCCATGATAAAGTAGATCCACATGATGTCAATGATGAGAATCGTGGCAGATATCTTTAGAATTTTGATAGCATCCATACTAGATACTATCAATATTTTTAATTTTCGTATCGACAAAATCAAGTTTTAGTGTCAGTAAAATATCGGTTGTCGTTTGACTCAGGAAAATCTATTCACTCTTCGTATCGACAAACTTCATCATAAATAAGTGCGACAATGTAAAATCATAATAATGCGAATACGACCGTTCTGGACTCAAAAATGTCAGAAAATATCGCAAACACTTCCGTGGTTCGACGAAACATCATCACACTCGATCGTGAACGAAAATATCACGAAGAATGTATTCAGGACGAGGAAGATAAAACTGAACCCCACGAAAGAACAAAAACTCAAACTGAACGCGTATGCTGACGGAGCTCGATACACATACAACACCGTTATTAATGCGATAAACTCAGGAGAATACACTGCGAATAAAATAGAACTTCAAAACGCATTCGTGTCTCTCAAGAGACGAGACGGTACATATAACTCCTTCTTCGACAAACGCAGATGGCTTCTGCGAACGCCGAAAGTGATCAGACAACAAGCGACCTTCGAAGCGACGAAGAATTTCAAGGCGGCCTTCACAAACTTGAGGAACAAGAACATCGACCACTTCAAAATGACGTTTAAGACCAAGAAACATCAACGACAATACGGATATTGTCTCGGAATAATCAAAAGTCTCAAATATACCAACGACACTCTCGTGATACTGTCGAAGAGTATCGGTGTTATGAGATTTTTCGGAAAGATGCCGTTCGAAGGCGTTCCCGAGGCAGAATGTCGCATTCGCAGAGACCCTTACGGAGACTTTTGGCTCCTCGTGCCGATAAAGAAAACGACATCGTCCTCATCAGGTCCCATAGTCGCCATAGACCCCGGAGTGAGAACGCCCTTTGCGTGTTTTGCGACCGATGGGACGAAGAAGACCCTAGGCGAAGATATGAATGAACGTTTGAACGTAATTAGGACGAAGATATCTCTCAACGATCGAAGATTTTCGAAGGCGACGACGAATGAACTTCGTAAAAAATGTAGAGAGCATCGCCGTCGTTTGTATCGACAACATCAACGAGTTCGCGATGCCTATCACTGGCGCATCATCAACGACATCACGAGCGACGCAGGTGGCGTGTTGTTGCCACCCTTCGAAACTCAAAAACTCAGCGGGGGTTTGAAAGCCAAGACGAACCGCTCTCTATTGGGCATCAGCCATTTCACTTTTAGGATGCGAATGAAGGAGAGATGCGATGAGAAGTCCTTGTTATACGAGGAGCCGACCGAGGAATACACTTCGAAGACGTGTGGGATGTGCGGTCGCATCAACTTCCTCCTCGGCAGCAAGAAGACGTTCGAATGTTTCTGCGGCGTCGTGTGCGACCGCGACACTCACGCAGCTCGCAACATCCTTTTGAAATGGCTGAGCACCACCGAAATGGGTGCCCGGGTTCTGGCGACCTTCCCCATTTCTCGGTCAATTTCGACCTCTCTGTGAACACGGAGTGCTTATATTATTCGGCCTATAGGTGATGTTCCGCAGAGCATCATCGCGAGAATAATATTTGATGAAATTATAAGATGGCAAAGTGTGCAATCTGTCAGAAAAAAATGGGCCCCTTGGGTTTCGAATGTCCGTGTTCCGCCAAGGTAGTGTTCTGTGAAAAGCATCGTCTGCGCGAAGATCATGCGTGTCCGTTGTTGAACGCGAAGGGAAACGTGATCTTACCGCTCGTCGTGGCGGATAAGCTGAAATATAGAGTATAGCATTGCCCCAAGTCGTCAAATAAAGGTTGTAAAAATATAAATACGTAATAATAAAGGATGCCGGGCGCAATTTCTCAGCTTGTCAGCTACGGAGCTCAGGATGTGTATCTCACTGGTAATCCACAGATCACTTTCTTCAAGGCGATATACCGCCGATACACGAATTTTGCGATGGAATCCATCCAGCAAACATTCGACGGAACTACGGATTTCTCCAAATTTCCCACGTGCACTATTTCTAGAAACGGTGATCTCGCGGGGCCGATCTGGATAGAAGTCACGCTTCCGAGTTTGCTCGGGTACAATATCACGCCGACGCCCCCCGTTCAACCCGGAAACGCCACTCTCGCCAACGCATCCAACGTGCTTACCTTGCCCGGGCTCTTTACAGATCCATCTGGAAACTATTGGCAGACTTTTTTGGCGAACACCACTCCTCAATATTCCAACTTGGTTGCCGCATATAGCAACGTGACTGGATTTTATTACGCGAGCGCCAATGTTGCCAACATAAATAACACGGCGGCATATTCGGGCAATATTTACACGTGGCCATACATGGTGGCTACTCCCAACGTTGCCAATACCGTGATTTCTGATTTCTACATTCCTACGTCCAACTTGCGATATGTCAATGGCATAGGTCTCGCCCTATTCAACTCTATCGAACTTCAATTGGGAGGGCAGCGTATTGATAAGCATTACAGCGAGTGGTGGGACATATGGTCTGAATTGACCGAAACGTCCGAGAGACTACAAGGATACAATACGATGGTGGGTAGATACGATCCCTCATATTACAATAATAATTGGGACTTGACACAAGCCAATGGGGGTATATATTACATCCCGCTGACGTTCTGTTACAACAAGACTCCTGGATTATATATGCCGCTGGTCGCTTTATCGTATCACGAGATGAAATTGAACTTCGATATTAATTCGTACCTGAATTGCGTTCGCTGCAATTATCCTGTCACGGCTCTGACGTCAATGTTG